CAATTTCGTCACCCTATACCCTTTTTCAACCAAAAAAATAAAAAAATAATTTAAAAAATAATAGGCTCCCTATACCCTTTTTTCAATTCGCTCTCCTTATACCCTTTTTCTATAACAAAATAATTAAAATTATCATGAGAAATTAATATTCATATTACAATAATTTATGGCATAATTCCGGTAATTGTATAACTACCGCCGGTAACAGTTGAAATACTAGCGCCAGAAGCGCCGACATATATTGTTATTACATCCGCTGGATTTTGAACCGTATATTGAAGAATTGAACTTATAGTTGTATATGAACCAGTAGTATAAAATGTCTGTAGTGATGACGCCGTACCTCCTATAATGGGATTAGCACCATTTAAATATATACCAACTGTTAAATTATCAACGCTACCATTATTTAGAATTGTAAAATTGGATAGATTTATATAATATGTCATTCCAGCTTGAGCTAATCCATTGAGTGTAATATTTGCGAATAAAAAGACAAATGGAGAATTTGATTGAATAACCAAAGGGGTATATGCGCTACCTAATGAAACTAATGTTCCAGAAGATGACCCAGCCCCATTAGATACCCAACTCAAAGTGCCTCCAGTAGTACATGAAAGAATTTGACCCGATACGATTGGTTGTACTGAAAAGGGATTTTTCATATTATTGGTTAACAAAACGCCATCATTATTAATTGATATACCTGTTCCAGTTGTTTGAATATTTGAAAATGTGGCTTGCCCTGCTCCTCCAATACTCCACTGGGGCGCAGTTATAGGCGGGAACGGTGTTGCGCTATTAAAACCATTTAAATTGCCGTTATTATCTAGCCAAATTTTATTTGCCTCTGTATTGGTTGTTAAGTATACACCATCACCATCCATGTATAACTCGCCTCCATATGTTCCAGAGCCAAAATTGCTTCTTATTTTAATATCAGCACTTGGAGCGGTTGAATATGCTATTATTTGATTTATATTAATAATATCATTATTTCCAATATCTAAATTACCGGCATTTAATTTTACTGCGGTTTCGTTTACATCAGCACCTGTAAAAATACTAGTCGCAAGAGTAGCATCTCCGGCATTAGATATTACCCAACTCGGCGCCGTTGTAGGCGGATATGATACCGCAGTTGTATAATTTGCTAAATCACCATTTGGACTATAATATAAATTCTTCGTTGCTGAATTAGTATCTATATAAACTCCCGTAGAATCTAAATAAACCTCACCCCCCCAGTCTGAACCACCGTTCCAATTACTAAATATATCAACACTTGTAACTGGGTCGGTGTTACGATTCCCAATCAAACTTACTTGATTTATTGGACAAGCATTCATATAAATACCCCCAGAATTAGCAACAGTATTTAAACCACTATCAGGCGAGCCAGCAAGACCACAACTAATATTCTGACTAACAACAGATGTTAAATTTTCTACAACAGTATTTAAACCAATATCCCACACTGCGGGGTTAGATGTTTCTGATGCTGTTAAATTTGCGTTTGTTGTATTTATTGTCGTAATTCCACCTCCTCCACCAGATTGAGAAACCCAACTTAAAGTACCGCCTGTAGTACTACTTAAAACTTGACCATTAGAACTTGGCTGAATAATAAAAGGGTTTGTCATAGAAGCGCCTATAATGGCTGTATCATTCATAGTAATACCAGTACTACCGATAGCAATAGTGATACCAGTATTTACACCGTTCCCAACAGTTAAATTTTCTAATCCTGTTAAAGTATTACTTAACCCAATATTCCATACTGCGGGGTCAGATGTTTCTGATGCTGTTAAATTTGCGTTTGTTGTATTTATTGTAGTAATTCCACCTCCTCCTCCGGTTTGAGGAACCCATGAAAGCGCGCCTAAAGTAGTTGACGATAACACCTGTCCATCACTCGATGGTTTATTTGTAGTCCAAGGATTTTGAAAATTATCAATTTCTAAAGCGTTTGTAGAAACCGAGGTAACATTTAAGGTTGGTTTTAATGTTATTGTTCCTGTATTTCCTACGACTGATGTTGTTATATTACCATCCCCATTTAAAACGGTAATTCCCGTTGTTGGTGATATTAAATTTAAAGCTGTTGATAATTGACTCATAATTTGCGAATTTTGCGTTAAACTGTTAATACTCATTTTATATAATAATATTAGAAAATTAAAATTATTATATTGTTATTTTTTTATTCAAAAAATAAATCCATATTACGGGCTTGATGAATACCACTTGTTAAATTTTGATTTTGAACTTTTTGCTGACTCATTCCTGCGTGTCTACCAGATCCACTAAATAATTTTTTACCAGTTTCATATAATTGCCCTAGTGTTTCTTTATTTTTCATTACGTAATCATGTCCTTTTCTAACTGCGCCATATAATGCTTTTAAAACATCTTGTACACCTCCACCACTTAAAAAGGCATTACGAGATAAAGCGCGCATGTACTCACTATGAGCAACAGGTGGTAGTCTTGACGCGACTTCTAAAACATTGTCGGGGGCTGTAACGAGATGGTTTATATATTGACTTCCAACACGTTTTAATACGGCATTTGTTACACCAATTACATATAATTGAGCATCAACATAATTATAAGCAGTTGGATTACTTACATTTAAATTTGTAATTTGGAAAACAAAACGACCGCCAGAACCTTGAGTTACGCCTGCCCTTACGCCTAAATCCATAGAATCCAAAACAAGCACAGAACCACAACCAAATAATTTATTGGTTCCAGCATTAAGATTAAGAGGATTATTTAAACATTCTTGTAAAAAGGCTTGGCGGGGCATATTTAAACCATTACGCGCAGAAATATCATAGAGCTGATTTGGTGTACATGCGCTCAATTGGGGAGCCCCGTTGTCCATTGTGACGGTTATATTGTCTATCCTTAGATACTTATCAGGAACTGAGGCAGTTAATGCTCTATTAGAATTATTTTCACGAATACCTATTATAATTTTAGCTGGAAAATTTGTAAATGAAACAACACCGGAAGTAATGCTAGATTTTGAACCACCGGCAGAAATAGCTCCTACACTGGTTGTAAAAACATCATAATTATTATATGGTACTACGCTTTCATTTGGAATACTTGGTATCATACTTTCATATGGTGTAAGATATATACAAAATAAATTCGCAACACTTGCGAAACTTACTACTGGTGTAACTGTTAACCCGTCTGGAGGATAAAAAGCAAACATATTATTAAATAATTGAGAAACCCATGTAATATTAATTATTTCACCATTTACCGCCCAGAGTGCGCTTTGATTATCTTTCGAAACATTATTAAAAGGTGATATAAGAGGTTCGTATAAAGATGTTGTAATAGTCACTGTTTGTGTGGAATTTGCTGGGATTGAATTAGAACCAGAAAAAAGTGAGTAATTTACTGTTCGTGGTTTATATACACCATCGCCTTGAAGTGAAGAAGTATAAGGGCTAATAGGTGATAAATTGGATCCTGTAGCATTTTGATAACTATCAATTATATCAGCTTGACAATTTTCAAAAAAGTTTAAATCTTCTGGTGAAATATCGACGCGTGAAATTAAATCTAAGACATTATTTGTATTTAGTGTATAAGAAGCCTGATTAATTTGGTGGTTAAGTGTACCAATACAACGATTTAGGGGATATTGTTTAAATCCAAAATTATCCGATTGAATTAAATTAATTGCTGAACCCGAAGTATTAACTACTGTAAATTCAACAGTAATAGGGACATTTAACATCATACGTCTGTCACGACAATTATAATCACCAATATTATTTAAATTAAAATTGGTATTAGATGTACTATTTGATGAACTTTGAATGTTAATATAAGCTACATTTGAGGCACCTTCTTTAAATACATAATCAATATTTGACGATGATTTTGCTACTAAACGAGAGTCTACGACTTTTAATAAATGACTATCCATATTATATATTATATATTCATAAAATAAATAATTTTATATTATAAATTAATTTCTTATATTAAAAATTTAGTGATTAATTTTTTTTTTATAAACATTATTTTTATATTTGCGATTGTACCTTTTTTTAAGTATAAAGGATATAAATTATTTAAATTATCTGTAAAATAAATATTAGCGCTAATGTTGTATAATGGTGTCCTTTGTTTAAATTCAAATAATCTATATAATGAAGGAGCATTATAAATAAAATTTTTACTTGATACACCTGCGTCATTATTAGAATTAATATCAGGTAAATAATCAGTTAGCACATTAACAAAATTTAAATTTTGGAACGCTTCAGGGTTATTAATAAAAAATATTTCACTTTGAACATTCATATTTGTACCGATAATAATTGATTTTAATAGAGCCATGTAACCCAAACTTTGATATTCTTGTGTCATTACGATATAATCAAAAGTATTAAGAGTTACAATATTAATATTTTCATTATTTTGAATAATAAATATATTGTCCTTTCCTATAATATTATTTTCATCAATTGATTTGAACGGTAAAGCATTAAAAAAAGTTTGAGCAGGAGAATTAAAATATATAGATATTGGATTTGTTAAACTATTATCATAATATGTTTTATCTGCGTATAAATTTATTAAATTAGTATTAGGGTCATAATAAAAAAATGGTACTGGAGCATCTGTTATTGCTGTGGTTCCTGCCTTACTTTTTAAATTTGTTAATGCGCTTTCAAGTGCTGTGTTCATTATGTTCATAAGTGTAATATAATTATATAAAAAATAATATGATGTAAATGTTTGTAATGGTGTTCCTACTTGTGGCGGTGTTACGTTTGGTGATAAAACATCAGGTGTAAAAATCCAAAATGTTGTATCTGAATTCACTGAACTATAATTTAAAGTAAATGAGTAAACACTTAAATTAATATTATTTACAGGTGTTTGAATTAGAAAGGGTCCTATAACTGGAATTTCAAATGATGGAATAGAAAATCTTATAATACTAGCGTAATAATCATCTGGGTTATTTACAATAGGTTGGTTATTATCTGCGCTTATTGCTGATTTTATAGGTATGTTTGATTGGTCTAAAGGCAAACCAGAATTTTGATTGTTGATTCCAGATATTGCTATATTGTAATATAATATATCACTCATTTATAATATAATATAATATAAGATTTTATATTTAATAAATTTTATTTAATAAATTTAAACAATAATCTGCTACTATTTCATCAGGTGATTTTTTTTTATTTAAAAAAAATTTTTTTATATATTGTTCCTCAGTATATCGACAATTATGTAATCTATGCGTTACAAACTGTCCACATGTTAGCGTTCCTTTTCCTTGTAATAAAATATTATTATATATAACTATATAATCTTTTAATAATAAACTTAATTTTTTTGTTTTTTGGTCATATTCTACTCTTTCTTCTTTTGTTAATAAATCTAAATTAAAATCCACAGGCGTACCGTACGAATCAAAATAATTTATAAACCCATTATTTAAAAATAAGCATGTATAATGACCGCTATTTCTTGACTGTATAAGATATAATATAATAATTTTTTTATAATAATTAAAAAATTTCTCAATATTAAAAATTTTATTAAATTCATCATATGTTATTATTAACGCGTCAGGATTTAAAAAATTCATTTCAATAAAATTTAACGGATAAATTAATTTATTTTCTTCATTCATATAATATTATATATTATAATAATATAATATATTTATCAGCAACTATATATTTAGGATTACCTTTATTAATATATACAAATTTAGATTTTGTTTTATTTATTAAATTTATATATTTTTTATTTAAATGTAATTTTTTCTCATATAAATAATCATAAGCATTTTCTCCTGATTGTTTAGGAAATGTACATATAGCAGTCGACTCAAAAATTTGGGATTTAGTGCTCTTATAATCACATGGATCGTGATGGGTAAATAAAGTAAATATACCGTAACTTCTTCCGTTTCTCATTACTTCATCCCTTAATCTTTGTACAGCTTGATTTATTTTTTTATTTGAAAAATCTTCAATATCGTCAAATATCGTTAATAATGGTTTTGAATATGCCGAAATTTCTTTTATTGTTAATGGGTTATTTACTATATCATCGTCTATTTTTATTCTTTCAATATATTTTAAATCGTCTAAAGCTTTGTCTTTTTCTTTACTTGAAAATAATAAAACTTTTGATTTAGGATATTTTTGTTTAAATAATTCGGTATATCTTCTAATCATGTTATAACTTTTACCACATCCACTTTCACCACATATATAAACACGTTCATTTTGTTCATTATCATCAAATGTTTTTATTAATGGAAAAAAAGACTCATTACTTAAATTTAATCTAATTTTTTTTAATGCTTCTTGTTCTTCTGGTAAATCATCACTATCAATATAATAAATTTTTTTAACTGGTCTGTTATCTTCTAATAAATAAGCAATAGCTCGAGAATTTTTAGTCTCTTCTAAACTCAATGACATATAATATATATAAAGAATATAAATTTATATATATTTTAAAAATTTTTAAAGTATAATTTAAAGTACAAGTGGTGCGAGACGTGCTATAGCTTGACCGACCGCAGTCCAATCAAAACCGGCACCTTTAGAATCGAGCCAAGCTTGTAATTCTTGCCATTCTGCTGTTGTAAGTTGTCTTTTTAAATTAGCATTTTTTGCTATGGTTTTTCCTGATTTTGTTACATGTTCATCTAATCCAAATAATCTATCACGTACATTTGCGCTTCTTTCATGCCACTCAACACCTAAAGGCGAGTCTTTATATTTTTTAGCTATTCTTTTATAATCTCCTACAGCTCTTACTGATTTTGCGCGTGGTTCGCGTGGTGCGCGTGGTGCGCGTGGTGGTTTATTTGCTTTTTTTTCTGCTTTTTTAGCTTCTGAATATTCTTTATTTAATCGTGTTCTTAATCTTTTTTGTTCTGCTTTAGTAAATTTCATTCCTTGTTGTTCATATAATTGTCTTTGTTCTTCTATTTGTGCGTTAACGAAATCTCTTTTTTCTCTTACTGATTGAACTGATTTCGCTCTTGCCTCTGCTGTTAAAACTCCGCCCATTGGCATGCCTCCTAACATCACACCTCCTCTTGATAAAAACGCCATTTATATATAATATAGTATTATATTTTATATTTTTCAAAATAATTAATATTAATTAAATACATTTTAGATTTTTTTTTATATCCACCATACATAATTTTAATGTTTTCTATATTATTAATTAATTTTTTCAATTTTTTAACTTTAATTAAATACACAGATTTATAAGTTTTTATAATATAATAATCTGCTTTAGTTGAATTAATACCAGAAGAATTATTATTATATTCAAATTCAATACATATATTACCAGTTTTATCACTCATTTTATCGAATTTACACTCATATTTTATATTATTTATGATAAAATCATAATCTTTAAATATTATATTATTAGGTGTTTTAATAATTATATCACCTTCTTTTGATAATAATTTAATCATTTCATCCTCTATTATATTAGCTTCTTTTAAATCTTTAACAAATGTGTTTTTATACATTTCTATATAATAAAACTATAAAATAAATTTTTTTTATACTATAATAATATATAGAAATGGAAAATTTTGATGTTTTTACGGGAAAATTATGGTTATCAATTTATGAAAGTGCTATAAAATCTAATGATTTAATGATTGAATATTTAAATGGTGATGAATCTTTATATATTCATGCTCTTTTGTTAAGAGAAGAATTAAAATTAACTATTTATAATAAATCAATGAAATTAATAAAAGAAATTAATAAACATAATTGTTATAAAAAAACACCAGACTATATATATAAAGAATTAATAGAAATAGTTAATTTTAATTTTACTGTTAATATAAATTCTTTAAAAAATCAATTTTTTAATCGTATAATTTCTATAAAAAATGAGAATCCTCAATATTTTGTTAAATAAAATATAATATGTAATAATATTATATGGACGCTACCCTAAATTAGAATTATATATAATTCTAATTTTTAGCCTTCATAAATATTATCCTTGATAATATTATATGGACGATTATTATTTAGAAAAATCAAATAAACCAAATAAAAAATATATGGTTTCATTTCTTGATAATGGTAAAGTAAAAACTCTTTATTTTGGATCCAAAGGATATTCCGATTATATTTTATCTAATGACGATAATAAAAAGAAAGCATATATAGCACGCCATAAAGTTAAAGAAGATTTTAACGATTTAAAAAAGAGTGGAGCATGGGCATTAGGAATATTATGGAATAAAAAGAATATAATAAGCTCAATTAGCGACATGGAAAAAAGATTTAAAATAAAAATACATTATATAAATTAATTTTACTATAAAAAACATTTTTTTAACTATAAAAAATTATTTTTTTTTCTAAACTACTATTATATAAATGAGCAAAACAGAAATTTTAACAGTTGAAAACATCGATAGCGATGACGAATATACAACAAAATCAGAAGATTTAAGTGATACAGATACTGATACTGATACAGATACCGATACAGATACTGATACAAAAGATAAAACAATAGAAGACATGAAATTCGAAATATTAACTAAAATACGCAATGAAATAGAGAATAATAATGAAGAAGACAAAATAAATAAATTAAAGTTTATGAACTTTATTATAAATAAATTATAAATTTTCTAATTCTCTAATTTCCATTTTAAGACAAGTTATATCAATTTGTTTCTCTCTTAATTCTTTTCTTAATTTTTCTAATTTTATTTTATTTTCATCTTCTTCATTTATTATTTCAGTTCTTACATACATTAATTTGCCTTCGCATTTGTGGCATTTTATTGTTAATTGCTTATGCTCCCAACATTTACATTTACAATCAGTCATATATAATTATATAATAAAATAATTTTTATATACTATTATTATATAATGGAAAACTTTACGGGTGTATATAGGTCATATTATAATTCATTTGGTCATTTACCAAAAACAATACAATCAGAAGTATTTTTGTTAAATGGAAAAGAAGAAGGAATTAGAAATGAATATAATAAATTAGGACTAATTTTTAGAACAAGTGAATGTGTAAATGGAAAATTACATGGAAAACAAATAACATATGATTATATGGATGATATACCTACTATGGAATGTATATTTAAAAACGATGATAAAATAGAAGAAAAACAATTTCATCCACGTACTGGAAAAGTAATAGAACATTATAGATATAACTATTATAAATTAAATAATAGAACATATGTTGAATGTATCACTATAGAAATTTAAAGATAATATTTTATATGAAACATTATAGATAATAAAAATATATCCTTATAATATATGAGTAAAGCACAAAAAGAAGCAGTTAAAAATATGCCAAATTCAGCATATAGAAGCATGTTAATGGGTAAATTAAATATGACAAAGACATCACCAGAAAAGAAAAAAGATTTATTAAGATGGGGTTCACCTACTAAAGGCGAAAAATGGATTAATCTCACAAGCTATTTGATAGATGGTAAAAATAATACTCCATGTGGATCCAAAACAAAGAAACAAAAAGAGCTAAATCTACCTACTGTATGCCGTCCGTCTGTTAAAGTAAATGAAAAAACGCCAAAATTAGCTAAAGAATTTACAAAAAAGCAAATAGAAGAAGCTATTAAAATAAAAATAAGAAACGAGAGAATAAATTGGTTAAAATTATAAATATTATCTTTGATAATATTATATTATATGGACTTTGATATAAATACAATTAATTTAATACTTATTAGTATCAATTTAATTTCATCTTTTATATTACATTTAAAACATTCAAAATGTTGTTTTGGAATGATTGATATCGATATGAAAAGTATCACACCAACATCAGATAAAAAAATATTATTAGGTTAATTTTACATGCTTTACGCTTATATTTGCTTGTATTCTATTCATTTTTTTATTAAATCTTTCATTATCATCATTTTCTACATCTCTTAAAGAGTTTTTTACTATTCTTCTGAATGATGAACAAATAACAAGAGACTCATTATTTTTATATAAATCATCAAAAAATTTTAATGCGTTATTATCTAAACTATTATTTTTATTTTCTACATAATAATTATATCTTTCTTTATCATCAATATTTAAAATATATTTTACTGTTTCGGATCCGTCTTTATGTTTCATAATTTTTTTATCAACAATTTTATTATCAAATTCTATAAATTGACTGTTTGGGTTTAATCCTTTAAATCTAAATTTTTGATTATTATCAGCACTATAGAACCATGATTTTTTTTGAAGACAATAAAAATGATATTTATCTCCTATCATTTCTTTTAATTCATCTTCATAACTTCCAAAAACTTTACTATTATCATCATAAATTTTATGTGTTTTATATCTTTCATCATATTTCTCTACTTCTTCCCAATGTGGAACAATTATATTTTTTTCATCAATTTCATTTTTCCATTTTATAAAATCAGTATGTCTAAATTTTGTAGCATCAGTATCAGTATATAATAACTTATTCAATCCAATTTTAGAATATGAGTTCTCATACATGTATCTTTTCGCGTAATCATAAATTAAAACACCTAAATATATAGGTCGTTGTTTTTCTAATAAATCTTTTTCATCTATTTCATAAGATACAAATAATTTATTTCCAATATTATTAATTGTGTTCATTTTCTTCGCTTTATCTTTTATTATTTTATAATCATAAACGCTCCCAACTTCTGATATTTTTTCTGTGTGTAATCCTTCTATTACTTTACCACTTAAAGAATTCATTAATAATTTCATTGTTTCGCGTAATGCGCTATTATATTTACTTTTTTCTGTTTCTTCTTTACTATCTTTATATGTGTCTTGTTTATTTTTTTCTTTCATAAGTTCTAATAAAAACTCAAACATTTTACTCGATTTCATTTCATTTGTAAAGTAAAAACCATTTTTAATAATAACTTTACAACCATATTTTAATAATAATTCAATCATTACATTTGATATTAAATAATCTTCTAATTCGTTTTCTGAATCCCATTTATTTTCACTTTTTAATTTTTCAGCGTATATATTAGGTAAATTACATTTTTTTAAATTTGATTGATCTATATCACAATAATAAAAACCTATTTTATCTTTTTTATATTTTTTTGTCTTAATTATATTACCGTATGGATAATATACATTTAAAACACTCATCACAAACGGATATAATGAACATACATCGGTAGAAACTAGACGCTCATTCACTTTTTGTTTATTATTAAACATTTCAACACGTCCAGCAATTTTATATTTTTGTAAATCTTGATATTGTTTTAAATCTAGTTTAGGTAAAATAAAATTAAGTTTATTTTTTTGTTCTTCAAATACTTTATATATTAATCCTCCTATAGTTTTATTATCAAATAATTTAAATCCTAAATCACATGTTGAAGGGATATTTATTAATGCTTCTTGATATCTATAATATAAAATTGATGTTGATAATACATCATACTCATTATATTTTTTTAATTCATCATTATCAGTAATAAACTCAATTAATTTATTTTCTTCATATAGTTTCTGCGCTTTGTTATGGTCAAAATCTAATTTACCGCATACATTTATTTTAAATGATTTACAACAATTTTTTAATGTTCCTGTTAAGTGTTTACGTATATCAAAAAAGTTATGACGTCCATTAATATAAAAATTTAATAGACAATTATTATTATAAAAAATATTATTTACATTTATTTCTAAATTTATATTATCTTCATTATATTTTAATAAGGCATTTAATAAAATAAAATTATCAAAATTACTATTATTAAATCCTATAAATTTATATGTTGTATCATTTTCATTCTTTGTAAGCCATTCAATAAATTGATTTGAACAATCAAAACCTAAAAATGTTTTACAATTTATTTCTCTTATTATATTTACTGTGTCTATATCTTTTTTTAGATCCGCTTCATTTAATAATTTTAATTCTTCTTCATCTAATATTAATATTGATAATGAATACTCATTCATACATGTCGAACTATTAAAATTTATTACAGTTTCATAATCAAAAAATAAATATTTAAATTTTTGTGTTCCTGCTTTTTTTTTTGTGTTTTCGTTTATTTGTCTTGGTTTAAAAATAACTTCATCACCTTTTAAAATTTCATTTGATAAAGATATATAAATATCATCTCTAAGACTAATTTTATTATCTGTAATTACATCGAAATGCTCATTAAATTCATCATAAATTATTGTATTTTCAACAACTTTAAAACCAGTATTCTCCCTATCATTATTTATATCATGTAAATAACATAAATTTATATTTTCATTCTTTAATTTAGTTGTGATATATAATTTATTAAAACCTTTTTCATTTTTTATTAATTTTCTTTCTATAACACCTTTATCTATAATATTTTTTGTGTTATCTTTTATTGTAAAACCATTTGAAAGAATATTAATATTTAAATTATTTGTATAAATATAATTAATAAGATTATCTAAATCATTTAAATCTTTTTTATAACCATTATATTTATAACCACATTTCAATAATGCGTTATATCCACAAAAACCATCTTTATTGTTAATACCTACACAATTAAATAATACTTTTTGTGAATTACTTTCACCTTTTATTTTTTCAATGTTAGCGCCAAAAGTATTTAATATTAATTCATATTCATTAGCGCTCATTGGGTCGCTCCCTGCTATTGAGTTCCCTTGTAATAGTTCATTTATAACTGTTTCAAAATCATTATAATCATACAAATAATTTGCGGTTATCCATCTACCTATAATTTTACCTGTATCAATATTTTTAAAAAAGAATGTATAAGCAGTTGGATTATATATAATATTTTCACCTTCCGCATTTGTGAAAATATCTTCAATACGTTTATCACTATCTTTAATTGCTTTAAATAAATCTTCTAAATCTTCAACATTTTTGTAAGTAAAATTATATTTAGTAAAAAATTTGATTTTAGTAAATTTATGTGATACATATTTAATAGATTTTTTTGGTTTTACTTCTTCAAATTTTGCCATTAATTCTTTTATTTCTTTTTCTTCTTTTTTAAACAGTGCTTCTTTTTCTTCTTGTTCTTTTATAAGTTTTTCAACTTCTTCAATAATATTTATTTCTTGTTTTTCAACTTCTTGTTTTGGTTGTGTCTTTTTTACTCTTGATTTTAATTTTTTTATTAAACGTGGTTTTACATCTTCAACAATATTATTATAAATGTTATTAATTGATGACATGAATTTTTTAACAAATTCTTTTTTTGCTTTCTCTAATACTTTTTTTGATGTGTTAGAATCAATATTATATTTTTTAATAATATTTTTGTTTATTTTGCTTCTTTGTATGCTTATAATCTTTTTTATCGCTGAAATTGATAAAAAGGAATCAAGGAGGTCAAAAACTAAATTAATTGTATCTTTTGGAATATTGAACATTTCTATACTATAGAAAGAGATAAAAAATATTTTTTTATAGTGTTTTTTTAAAAAATTAATTCGGATACGGAATAAAAAAAAAAATAAAAAAAAATTTAAAATTATAAATTAAATGTTATAAATCATGTTCTACATGCAGGTTTACGATATCATTATTATCGTTATTATTGATTTTATTTAAATGTTTTTTTGTCTTCTTATGATGTGACAAATTAAATTTTGAAATATTTTTATTACAGATATTACATAAAACTTTTTCTTTGTTTGTTTCTTTTAGATTTTTTTCTATATAATATTTTTTATGATAATCTTTCTGATAATTATTCATATAATCATATTTATATACTTTTTTTTCTTTTACTTCTCCCCCTATCTTTTTTATATGTTTTTTGGTTGCTTGGTGTTGTTTTAAGTTCATAACTTCAATATCACAATCTTCACAGAACATTTATATTATTAGTTTAGATAAAAAAAATATTTTTTATAGTAAAAAAAAAATTATTATTAATTAAATTAAATTAATAGTAATTAAAATGGTATAATATCCTTTATCATTTCTAATGGTATAAATACATGTTTTTGCTCGCTAAATTTTCTATTTTGTGGTGCTATATAACCTATTTCTCCTTTTTTAGGTATAACACCGTTAACACGTAAATGATTACCAAAATTTACCCAGAAATTTTGAATGAGTGTTTCAGATGCTAAGCATAAATACATATATTACTAAATAATAATGAATGAGTTAAAAAGGCGTTATATTCTCCCATAGCTCCAAATTCTAAACCGCATATATAATGAGTAAAATAATCATGAACAACACGAAATAAATCATTATAAACCATATTATAACCACATTTTAGATATATATCAGTTTTTTCTAATAAATAATTATTATTTTCATTATATTCGTTATCCATTCCGAAACCGTCAATAGATTTAAAAAAATATATATGATTATTATTTTTAATATCATCTCTCATCTCTTTTGAGTTTTTATATCCTATTATTTGAGGTTCTATATCTAATTTTATAATATCAGTTAAAAATTTATATTGTTCATATGTTTCCTTTTTCATTTGTTTATAAGATCCATTTAATATTTCATTATCTAGAGTGTTTTTTTGTGTGTCTAAATAATCAGCTAATAAAAAGGCTTTTTCTTCTGGTACTTTAAATTTGTTTTGCTTGTATGATTCTTTTTCAATAATTTCAAAAATTATTTTTCCTTCCATTTCTATATTATAAAATGAGATAAAAATTTTTTTATAGTATTTTTTATTTTTTATAGTGCGTTTATTTTGTTATAGAAAAAGGGTATAAGGAGAGCGAATTGAAAAAAGGGTATAGGGAGCCTATTATTTTTTAAATTATTTTTTTATTTTTTTGGTTGAAAAAGGGTATAGGGTGACGAAATTG